GGAGAAGTTACTATCAAAGCGAAGAAGAACTTGACATTGTGCGAAAACACTATAAGATTCTTTTTGATGAATGTGGATATGATCCATATGATGTGTAATACTTATACACAGTTCTTTTTATAAATGGGCGTGTACTGGTTTCGATTCAATGATTCCGGTATGTTAGGCACGTAGAGGACGATAGTTGGCCTCTTTAATCATCTATCAAAACATAACTGCTAACAAGAAGAGCAAAGTAATCAGCTACAACTTCACCTCACGTGAAGCTGTTGCCCTAGCAGCCTAAGTTGCTGCACATCTTTTACGATGATGTCTGATAGTCGTAAAAGGTGTAAAACATCAGGCTAAATGATATTGTGTTTGGCGATATCATTGATCTTCTGCCAAACAAAATTGATACAAAGTTTGTCGTTTTGGATTTGTATCAATTTATTGAAAAACGAATAAGCGTGTAGTCTAGTATACTTATATTTTTGAAGACGGGAGTTCGACTCTCCCCACGTCCACCATTTTATCTTATAACCCAATGGGTTATGTAATTGACCCCGAGCAAAGCTCGGGGTTTTTTGTTATTTTTCGTTTTTGTGACACTAATTATGGATGAAAGGTTACACAACAAAATGTCTATATTATCTAAATCAGAAGCACAGAAGAAAGTATACGAGTTAACAGAAAAGCTAATCTTCACAAAGAAAGATTTTCGTGATGTTGCCGCTGGATACAAGGAGAAGATTAAAGAGCTTGAAAACGAAATTAAAGCAGTAGTGGAAGAAGCCGAAACCTCTTCTCCTACAACACCAAGCTCAAACAAAGCTTAACGGACGATGCCTTTATGTATATGCCCGTAGTATGGATACATGGGCTCACTCAACATAAAAAGTAGAAGCTTAAGTTGCTTCGAAACTTGAGTAAGGTTGTCTACGCCGAGAGGTAGACTTGGGGAACTTCCCCTCAGAATAGAAGCAAGGAGTAGTCCGTGAAACCACAAACCAACGTTTGTGGTTTTTTGTTACGCAAATTTCAGTGACACTATATTTATATTCATGAAAATCGTAGTAAATAGATCAAAGGGTGAAAAAGAAGGATACAAACTATCCAAAGAAGCATGTGATATGTTGGGAACTGATGATCCATATGCTTACTTTTTACAAGAAGAACGCACCAATTTGGATTTGGTCAGAACCGTTGAATTTCTTCAAGAACGTGCTAATGGTGACACCGCCGATCTTAGAGTGATTGAGGTGCCCGATGAACTAGAATCAAAGGACGAAATGGGAAGACGTGTTCGTCATTGGCATATATCAGAAATACTTGGTCATGAAGTAATACGTGAAAATCATAGATTCTGGTGAAAGTCCTTGACATGTGATCAAATCATGTTATAGTGAGTATGTAACCGTAATAGTAGTAACAACATTAACACAAAATAAAGTTATGGCAGATACAAAAAATAAGAAATATGTAGTTGTGCGAAGCGGACTTCGTGTCTCGGATCAGGAGTATGATAATTACTCTGATGCGAACGCAGAAGTGGAACATTGGAAGTCAATTCTCAAGCGATGGCCCGATGGTACCATTGTTGAGGTTGTTGAGAAGGACGAAAAGAAACACCGTGTTTGGTAAACTATTATGGGTCTACGAGAACAAATCAAAAATGCCGGGTCTGAAGCAGAAATTAGCGACCTTTTGAAGGTTGGTAAGAAATATGAATTTGCTTCTGACGCAACCCAAAGGTCTTGGAAGTCTACTGCTAAGTTTAGATTGTCCCAACTAACAAAACCGATTCCAGTTCAAACTCCATCGGAAAACACAACGACTGGTAAGTCGAAGAAGAAGACTTCTAAGAAGAACTGATACAAACATAGTAGCTATTACGAGTTATATTAACGCCATCTACAACGATGGCGTTTTTTATTTTAGCAACGACCATTTGGTTGATATTTATGTTTAACAGTTTCAATATGCCTAAAAAAGCAAAAGTAAAACCAAGTGTTCTTCCGTCTGATTTTCAAGAATTGGACACATATATTTTCAGAAATCGACAACAGTTGATGGAACAAGTTGTATCAGCAATTGAATTTGCGTTGGAAAAAAATTTACCAGTAGTTGAAGTTTTCGGGTTTAAAAATTCTGACTTTGTAGTTGCCCTTTCTCGAAACGAGTTTCGTGACAATATAAATCACATATACACTTCGTATATCCAAAATGAATGGTATGAACTTTGTCCGAGAATAAAAAAAGTTGAATTGTTATTGGATAATCAATCTACACACTGATGAAAAAAAACAAAAAACTCCCTGATGTCAGTCCTACGGTTCCACAAAAAAACAAAATCAAAAATGAAATCACAATACATGATCGTGAGTTAAATGAAAAACAAAAACAATTTTTGGATCTTGCTCTCGACAAAAACACAAAACTTGTTTTCATAAGCGGACCCGCCGGTACATCAAAGACATATATTTCGGTTTTGGCTGCACTAAAACTGATGAATCAAAAAAGAATCAGTGACTTGATTTATCTCAGAAGTGCCGTTGAAAGTGCTGATAACAAAATTGGATTTTTGCCAGGCGAAGCCGATGAAAAAATGGCGCCATACATTCAACCTCTTATAGAAAAGTTGATGGAGTTGACAAACAAAGCTACAATCGACTGGTTACAAAAAGAAGAACGTATTCAAAGCATTCCTATTGGGTTTTTGAGAGGACTAAACTGGAACGTCAAATGTATCATTGCAGATGAAGCACAAAACATGACGTACAAAGAGTTGGTGACCTTGGTAACAAGAGTTGGTGAATTTAGCAAAGTCTTTATTCTGGGGGATCCAGAACAAAGTGATATCAACGGAAAAAGTGGCTTTTTAAAAATGGTACAAAATTTTAACGACGAAGAAAGTCGAAACAATGGAATTCATTATTTTGAATTCACAGAAGAAGACATTGTTCGTAGTGAACTTGTCAAGTTTATAATCAAAAAACTAAAACAAACCAAAGGATGATTTATTATGTTAATCAGTAATGTAAATCCAACTACAGTTGTTGTTGGTCAGTGGATTTATATCCAAGGACAGGGATTCGATTTGACAAATACTCAAGTGTATTTTGATAACACTCCGTGTATAAGTTATGTAGTCAAATCAGACACTATAATTGTCGCAATGTTTCCAGAGTCATCATTGTCATCGTGTAATGTTAAACTGATAAATGGGGCGGAACAGGTTGTCAGCGGAGAAGCTCTTACAGTGACGCAAGTATTATCAGCTCCTATAATTGACTCGGTGACAATTGACCCTATTACAGAATGGGTGTCGATCTTAGGAACCAATTTTGTATGGAACCATACTACTGTTGTATGCGGTTCCTCTACATACAATGTATCGGTTGATGCTCCAGGCATATGCGGATTTAGAAAAGAAGCAGATAAAATCATTGATACGATCACATTGACAACTCCTAATGGCAGTGTTAATTTTTCTGTCTAAATAAAATTGACATGTTTGTGTATAGGTCATATGATGTCATAATCTATGACAAAGACTTATACTGAAAAACAACTGGTCAAAAATTACGAAAACTTCATTGCACAATTATCAACATATTTCTCTGGGGACCGTCTATCTAAACTTCAAAAGTTATACGACGAAAACGAATATGGTTATAGATTGATGACGGCGCCTGCAAGTTCAAAAGAACATTTTCATAATGCGTATGTAGGCGGATATCTTGATCATATCAATAATGTTTTAACGACTTCATTCGATGTTTGCAACCTCTATAAACACAGAGGTGGCACCATCGATTTCACTGATGAAGAGTTGGCATTTTCGGCTATACACCATGATCTTGGTAAGTTGGGCGATAAAGAACAAGGCGAATACTATTTGCCACAGGATAGTGATTGGCACCGAACAAACAAAGGTGAAATATACAAGTTCAATCCTGATCTGCAATACATGGATGTGACCGACCGATCCTTGTTCATTCTTCAACAATACGGAATTGTCTGTACGTGGAAAGAAACTTTGGCGATTAAATTGTCCGATGGATTGTATCATGAGGCAAACGTACCATATTTAAAGTCGTACAGTTCAGATCATGAATTGAAGACGAACCTTCCACGAATCATTCATATCGGTGACTATATTAGTTGTAGATGTGAATGGGATCAGTGGAAACTCCAAAACGATTAAGTTATGACAGACGAATCAATATTTGTTCAGATAGCATCCTATAGAGATCCGGAATTAGTTCCAACTATTCTGGATATGTTCGACACCGCACATAATCCTGAAAAATTGAATGTGTGTATTTGTTGGCAACACGATGAATTTGAAAACATCGACATTCTAAAATCATATCCAAATATTGAGATCATCGACGTGCCTTACTATGAAAGTAAAGGTGCTTGTTGGGCACGAAATCAAATTCAAAGACGATATGACGGACAACAATACACTCTACAATTAGATTCACATCATAGATTTGTGGATGGGTGGGATACCGAGTTAAAATCAATGTACAATCAATGCAAACAAAAAGGCAGTGAGAAACCATTGATTACCGCGTATATACCCGCATTTGATCCTTTTGAGTCAAAAGACACATACGAACAAGTTCCGTGGAAAATGGATTTCCATAAATTTTTGCCTGACGGACCTGTGTTTTTTGTTCCTTCGCCTATTAAAGATCATGAATTCATAGACTCACCGATTCCGGCAAGATTCTATTCCGCACACTTTGCATTCACAGATGGTGCATTTTCTGAACAGGTGAGACACGATCCTGAATTCTATTTTTATGGAGAAGAAATAAGCATTGCTGTGAGAGCATTTACTCACGGATATGATTTGTATCATCCACATAAAGTTGTGTGTTGGCATGAATATACTAGATCTGCTCGATTCAAACATTGGGACGATCACGACAAAACAAAAAATGATATAAGAGGTATCAAACAATCTTGGTGGGAACGTGACGTATACAGTCAAAAACGAAATAGGGTATTGTTTAATATGGAACAGGACGATTCCGTTCTGATTAAAGACAGATATAACTTTGGAACACAACGCACTCTACAAGACTACGAAAGATATTCTGGAGTTCGGTTTAAAACCAAAGAGGTTAGTCTTTATACGTTATTGGGTAGACCGGCGCCTACTCCTTACAATGAAAATTTCGTACCGGGCGACGATCCACAATCATTGAATATTGTCACAGTGGACAAAAACGTAATTATCGACGATACGTTATTGAAGGGCAAAAATATCAACAAAATCTTGGTTAAGATTTTTGATAAACAAAATAGATTGATTACTACACATTCGTTTCAAAAAGATATTGTATCTGTTTGGACACGTTCTCCAAATTGTGTATCTTTTTACATAACAACAGAGGTTCTATTTGATAATCAAGAACTTACATACGAAATCACAACCTACGATCTATCCGGTCGAGAGGTTGACAAAATTACAAAAAATTTCGAGACTTGATTTTTCCGGACACACACTATATATTGTCAATGATGAAACCATCATCTATCTACGCTCAATGTGAGGTAGATAAACAATAGGTCTAAAAAGACTATTATAGAAAGGTTAAATTATATGAGTAACATTAAAAAATATCCGTTTGATCGTGACGAGTTTTTGACTCCGTTCGACAGTTTGTTTGATAGAGTATTTGAATCTACATTTCCAAGTTTCTCCAAAGAGTTCGGTCCCGACTTTTACCAAAAGGGATCATATCCAAAGGTTAATATTGTTTCCTATAAGGATACTATTGAAATTGTTGCGGAAATTCCGGGACTTTCAAAGGAAAACGTTAATGTTAACGTTCAGGGAAACACATTGACAATCAGTGGGTCAAAAACAAACAATCAAAAAGATAACGATGCATTGTACATTTTGCGTGAATTGAAACATTCTTCTTTCAAACGTAGTTTTTCTCTCGGAGAAAACATTGATACTGAAAGTATTAAAGCTGCGTTTGACAACGGCATCTTGAAAATAACCTTGAGCAAAGTCAATCCTACCGAACCTAATGTACGTAAGATTGAAATCAAGTAAAGTATAAGTTATAATCAAACCCCTACTCTAAAGGTAGGGGTTTTTTGTTTTTCTGGATATTTATACTCATGAAAAAGAATTTATTCACTTTCAGCAACCTATTAGGGTTCTCGGCAATGTTTATCGCTTCATGCGCTGCCTTTTTCTCTATTTGGGGTATTGGCCTCTTGTTTTCGGGGGCTTCTATTTCTTCCATGGTAATGGCACTGTCGTTAGAACTAGGAAAACTAGTTGCTACTTCGTTTCTATATAGATTCTGGAAGAAGACTCAAACACTACTAAAAACCTATTTGTGTGTTGCTGTTTTTGTGTTGATGGCTATAACATCAGTTGGTATTTTTGGATATCTGAGTAGTGCATATCAACAGTCGTCGATCAAATACTCATTGATACAAGAACAAATTGCCACACTTGATACTCAGCGAAAAAGCTATGTGGGTAAAATGGAAGATGTAAAAAATAGAGTTACGTCGTTATCAAGTTTAAGAAAGAGTCAAGAAGATCGTTTGAGTCAAGTAAACACAAACACGTTACTAGCTAGAAACCCAATACAATTTAGACAGGTTCAAGAACAAACTATGGAGTTGATTGATCAGACTGATAAGAATATCAAATCTGAAAACGATAAATCACAATCATATACGACAGAAATCGAAAATATAGACAAGAAAATCACAGACATAAAACTTTCATCTTCATCTGCTAAAGATATTCAAACATTCAAGTTTGTTGCCGACTCAATGGGCGTTGATCTTAACACTGTTGTAAAATGGTTTATTTTGATATTGATTGTTGTGTTTGATCCTCTCGCTGTTGCTTTGGTTCTTGCATACAACATCACTGCAAACAAAGAGTATTCGATCTATACTCCGCCTGAGTCTCCTTCTCCAAAAGAACCAACCAAAATCGAAACACCAGTACAAGTTCCAACACCACAACCGGATTCCCCCGTTGTAAAAAATGACACGGAGATTTTATCAACACCGACACCGCCGGATGAATCATCTACAACAGACAACGCATCAAAATCAAAACAGGACGAGTTTTTCAAATTGAATTTTGCACATCGGTGAAAAATTTTGGTTGTTTTGCTTTTGTTAGACTATTTAAACTCATCCGGAAAAGATCCGGGGATATATTTTTGCATCATCTTATACTATGAATCAACAAGAAATCTGTGAAATCGTTGACATGTTAAATGACGCAATTAACTCTAAAGATTGGGAACTGGTAGAAGAAACATTGATGTATATCAAAGACTACTGTCCCGATTACGAAGAAGATACCGACGAAGACTGATTATGGTTATAACACTATTTATTGTTTGTGGCATATTGTCGATAATATCAACAGCGTTGTTAATTTTAGTGTTAATTGGTCAAAATAAAATTGACACATATGAGCGTTGGATAGTAGAGTTCAGGGATGATGTCACTGATGTCTATACCCAACTTAAGAAAATTGACGAACAAAACGTATTTGAACGTGACGATGAAGTTGGCGTTGTGTTTTTAGACATAGTTACATTGATCTCTAAACTTAATACAAGGATTCAATACGATGTCAATATTAAAAAAGAAACCCAAGAAGAAAACTAAATCTATCGAAAATATTATCAAAAAGAAGTCGGTAAAAGTCAAAAAAGTCAAAAAAGACAAGCCCAAGAACAAAAAACACTCTGACGATGCCATTGATCTACAAATAGATCCACTTCCTATAATAGAGTCGGAGACAGAAGAATCATCTGACAGTCAAGAAACAACTGCGGTCGAAAAGAAAAAGAAGACCGTAAAAGAAAAGATGTATTTTACGACTGATACAGAAGATGCAATTATCTCTTACAATGAGTGTGATGATCAAAACATAAGAGATGAAATTTACAATACCAAGATCAGATATGCTTTTGAGAAATTGGTAGAAAACGTATACAACACATTTAAGTTTTGTTATTTTGAAACAAGTCCATTGGAGGTTCAAAAAGAAACGGTCACACACTTGGTTGCTAACATGCACAAGTTTGAAAAAGGAAAAGGCAAAGCATTCAGTTATTTCAGCATCATTGCCAAGAACTATCTTATTTTTCAAAACAACACCAATTACAAACGTTTTAATCAACATGTAGAAATCGGTGATGACAGTGGAGAAAATACTTTCAAACTACAACAAGAAGATTCTCATTATAAAGACGAACAGAATCGTGAGTTTATATCTTTGATGGTAAATTATTGGGAAAAGAACATTACCAAAATATTCACCAAACAAAGAGATATCAACATTGCAAATGCTGTCATCGAACTATTCCGTAACAGTGATCGTATTGATGCATTCAATAAAAAGGCGCTGTATCTTTATATCAGAGAAATCTCTTCGTGTAAGACGCAACAAATTACCAAGGTCATTAACAAAATGAAAAACTACCAATGTAATATATCCAAAGCATACGCAGACGAAGGATCGATGTAATTGGACTTGACAAAATAAAATAAGTAAAACCACTCAGTTTTGAGTGGTTTTTCTATTTATACCATGAATTACCGGTATGGACAACGACATTGAGATATATAAAAACAAGAAATTTTCAGATCTCTGCAAAGATATTGTCACTAACTCGGAAAGTAATCGTGATCAGCTTGACATATTGATCAGTGATCTACGGTCCTTGATAAAGACTGCAAACGACGCATTATTGATAGTTCCTCTGATAAAAGAATACTTTGATGTTCGTGTTAAAAACGATGAACAGTTGGTGAAGTTGGCAGCGGTGATACAGAAAATAGTTACCCGACAAGTAATAAACCCAGACGGGTCTGCTGGCGGATTTATTCTTACAGATGAGGAAAAGAAACAGTTGATGCAAGAAATCGACAATATTAACGTGTCCGCTTCAACACCAATAAAAGTAACCAAGGTAAAGAATGATAAGCAATAATCCACTTCCAATGGACTTGTCGAAAGATGTAAATCTTTTGGCAACAAAGAAGGATCTTAAGCTTCTAATGCAAGATCAACAGTCTGGTATGCAGTACGAACCAGCTGTGGTGTTGGATATTATTCTCGACAGCGACCACCCAGAGTTGACGGATAAAGGACACTTCGTCGATTCAGGACAATGGCCTGAAAATTATCTTGGTAGACCAACGAACAGTCTGGACATCGACTATACTTGGATCGGTAGAGCAAAAATCAGACTTCTGAATTCACAAACAAGTTTACCAAAAGAAGGTTTGCCTTGGGCAATGCCTTTGGACATCGGACTATCCGAATACCCTTTGATAAATGAAATTGTCGGCGTATATCATTATCAGGGAAATCTATACTACACACGTAAAATCAATTATCGCAATTTCATAAACAACAACGCCGATATTGCTTTTGAATTGACCTACGGCGGAGGCATGGGAAACCGTGAAGAACTTTCTGACGACAAGGATCCTAGATTCGTCGATTACAAAGGACCAGTAAGTAAATTAACTGCTGAAGGAGGGTATGGATTTGAAGGAGCTTTAGGAAGATACTTTTTACACAATCCCAATATACGATCATTGAAGAGATTTGAAGGAGACACTGTTCATGAAAGTAGATTTGGACAATCTATCAGATTTGGTGCATATGATGACAATCGTGAAAACGACAAGGCATATAGCACGGTACCTGAAGAGAATTTTGGTGGATATGATGATTACAACATTGGTAAAGGCGCAAAGAACAACTTCTACAAAAACAAATACAGTGTTGGTGGTGGAAATCCAATGATGTTGTTTCGCAATCGCCAACGCCCTCTAGCAAAAGATAAAGATATACAACTTCATCCACGATTGCCTGTTATCAAGAAAATAGACTTGGATGACTATTCAAATCCTGAAAAAAATGTCGGCGGATACTTTTTAGAAGATATCAACAATGACGGAACATCGATTCATATAACTTCTGGATGTACTATATCGAAGTTTGTTTCAACGTGTTATAAACAGATGTTTGGTGACGATGTACGTGAAGAAGTTCCTGCATTTTGTCCAGATGGTGCTACTCAGTTTAGATATCCTGTTCTGAATAAGGATCAACTCATTCTAAATACAGATCGTATTGTTTTGAGCAGTAGATTTGGAGAAACTTTCCATTTTGCAAAAAAACGATACGCGATCGTAACGGATAGTGAATATACATTGGACGCTCACGATCAAGTAGTGATTACGACACATAAAAAGGCAGTAATCAATGCTCCTGTTATTTTTCTAGGAGAATATGATCAAACCGGTGAACCAGCGGTCTTGGGACAAACTACAGTCGATTGGTTATTTGACTTATGTGAATGGTTGAAAACACACGTTCATTGGTATTTCCACAGTCATCCAGACGCAGGTGGCGCTGATCCTGCTTTTACTCAAATTCCGGTACAATTGTTGGATCTTCAGGATCTTGAAAATAGACTTGACACCATATTGAGCCGACGTGTGTTTTTGACAGGTGGTGGATATGCACCGGGACAAGATGGTGCTCAAATCACCGATGGAGTCCAACCAGTCGTTATAAACACTACTACGGGTGAAGGTGTTCCCGGTGGATTTAAGGGTGCCGATAGACGTGGAAGACTGGTGGAAGACGAACTTACAGTGAACGATACGGTGTGATTGTTCATATATGGATATTAACTCACTTTTACAACCCATATATTGATATTTATCAAATACTATGACCAAAGATGCATTAAAACAACTGATACAAGAAGTGGTTAAAGAAGAGGTGAAATCAGCTCTTCCAGAAATTTTGCCACAGGTTATGGCTGAGATCTTCACAACCAAGACTTCATCTGTTTCAAGTCGTCCAGTTATAACTCAACCAGTAAAACAACAGGCACCAGTTGCACCAACCGTGAAAAAAGAGTACAAGGTGTACACAAAAAATGAGGTATTAAACAAAGTATTGAACGAAACCGTTGGCGGAGTTCCGCAAGAAGGTTCGTTGGTATCATCTGGAATGGGTGGATCTACGGTATCTGTTATGGATCATATAGACAAAGTACCAGAGCCAATTGCAAATGCTTTGACTAAGAACTATTCATCTTTGTTGAAAGCGGTAGACAAAAAACGTTCGGGTGGTATTAGTAATACCGGATCTGTAGGAATGATGTAATATGTCAACACTGTATCCACTTGGTTTAACATTGCCTATTCAAAATGGTCCCGGTGGGTTTTTCAACCAGACCACATATACGTTAGAGCAAGTAAAAACCAATATTATCAATTTATTGAACACACGCCGGGGAGAAAGAAGAATGCAGCCAACCTTTGGTCATTCTCTCAATAAGTTTGTGTTCGATCAAAATGATGCTACTTTACCACAAAGAGTAAAGCAGGCATTAACTAGTGATATAAGTTATTGGGTTCCAGTGGCAACAATTGATAATATCGATATTAAAGTTTTAAAAAAAGAAGATGTGGATATTTATAGACTATACATCAATTTGACTATTTCTGTAAATAATGATCAGACTTCGATTGAGATGTTTTTGGAAAATAACTGACTATGGCATCAACTACACAAAAAACGTTTAAACCCTTGACTAACAAGGATGTGTCATACTTGAACCGTGACTTTTCACAGTTCAAGAAAAACCTCATTGATTATACCAAGTCTTACTTTCCAAAAAACTACCAAGATTTCTCAGATTCGTCTCCGGGTACAATTTTCATCGACATGGCAGCGTATGTAGGTGATGTTTTGGGATTCTACTTGGATCAACAGTTCAAAGAAAGTCTTTTCCCATATACCGAAGAAAAGAAGAATGTCATTGCTCTATCAAAGTTTTTGGGATACAAACCAAAAGTTTCAAGACCATCTCTTACTAATTTTGACGTATATCAAGTAATTCCTTCGATAAAAGATAACAACGGAAGTTATGTTCCTGACAACAAGTACGCTTTGAGAATCAAAGAAGGTGCTCAGTTGGTCAATAGTGCGGGTTCATATTTTGTTACTACCGATCTTGTTGATTTTTCTGTTGATAGCACCAACTCTCCTAGAGAAGTATCTGTAAGTTCAAGAGACGATTATGGTATACCACAATTTTTTCTGCTAAAGAAAACTGTCAACGGTATTTCTGGGAAGATCATCCAAAAAACATTTATTGTTTCTGATGGCGTTCCATTTTACAAGTTGTATTTGGATGAAACTAATGTATTGGAAATCCTTGATGTTCGTGATCAGGATAACGTCAAGTGGCATGAAGTTGATTATCTAGCACAAGATGTTGTGTTGACTTCATATGAAAATTCATCATTGAACGACGACCGATATGTACAATATCAATCATCTGTACCAAATATATTGAAGCTGCTACGTACTCAGAGAAAATTTACAGCCAATATCAACTCTGATAATCTTACATATTTGGAATTTGGTCCAGGCAACGAGGGTGTCAATGATGAAATAATTGTGCCATCTGCAGAAATTCTTGGGGTCAGTTTGAGTAATTTACGAACACTGAACGTATCTGTTGATCCTACAAACATCATCAATTCAGATTCGTTCGGTATCTACCCCAAGAAAGATACTCAATTTACAGTACGATACTTGGTCGGTGGTGGTGTTGAATCGAATAGTCAGACTGGAGATATCAATAGTATTGTAAGTGTTGAATATGAAAACGACCTAACATTGTTGACTACTGCAGAACAGAATTTGTTCCAAGTTGTTAAAAATTCTCTTGCAATAGAAAACAATGTGCCTGCTGTAGGCGGTGACGGTCCCGAATCAATTGATGAGATCAAGCAAAACGCATCTGCGTTTTTCTCTGCACAAAATCGTGTAGTTACATCAGACGATTACATTGCAAGAGTTTATGCTATGCCTTCAAAGTTTGGATCGGTCGCAAAAGCAACTGTAATTTCAGACAATAGTCTCAATTCAAACTCTGTTGTAAATGGAATGTTGACACAAGATAATATGGTCAAATCAGATCGTATAATCAGTGGAAATCTCAAGAATCCATTTTCTATCAACTTGTATCTATTGGCTTACGATCAAAATAAAAATCTAGTAAAACCAAATGAAGCATTGCTACACAACGTGCGACAATATTTGAGTCTATACAGAATGATGACGGATGGTATCAATTTGATTGAAGGATACGTAATCAACATCGGTGTTGAATTCAAAATAGTGACCTACAACAACTTCAACAAAAAAGAAGTTCTTGTTAACTGTGTTAATGCGGTCAAGGAATTTTTCAACACGGATCTGTGGAGTTTCTCACAACCAATCAACTTGAGTCAACTGGAATTGGAGATTGCAAGAGTTGAAGGAGTCCAATCAGTTGCTTATCTTAAACTTTCAAATTTGACCACAAAAGATGGAGATTATTCTCCAATCGAATACAACATAGATGCGGCTACAGTTAATAAGATTGTATACCCATCACTGGATCCATGTGTATTCGAACTTAAAAACCCAGACGTAGACATTATAGCAACAGCTGTATAATATGCACCACTTTATTTTCCCATCTAAAGACACCTATATCACCAACCTTGTTGGGTTGGAAGATAGAAATTTTGGTATCGACGAAATACTAAACGTTGCAGCACAGGCATACACCATTACATCAGTTGTTAAGTATCAATCGGCCAGTATGTCTTCGTCAGGAGTGTTTTTGGAAAACCTAGTAAATTTCAGTGGATCAGTAGATGCATACTTTTCTGGAAGTACGACCAATGTAATTATATCGGATATTTCTACTGATACCACCACCGTTTATGGTTCCGCTGTTGGATATGTCAATCCAACTGTCGTAAGTCATTCTAATTTCATTTCATCCGATTTCACAGGTAATTTTACCGGAAGTCTATACGGATACGTCAATTCCGCTATTATTAACGGTGTAACTTATACAAACCAATTGGTATCAACACTATCAAACGTAAGTGGTAGTGTGGTTCACCTATCTGGTAGTTTGTCTGGGTCTGCTATAACAGGACAGATTTCTGGTAGCCTTACAGGTCAGTTGCATAATTTCTCTGGCAGTCTAAATAATGTATCGGGTACTCTTCTTGGATCTGTTGTTGGAACGTATTCATATTACTCACCAAGATTTAATACTTCTGCAAAAACTTCATGTTCTCGTACTTTGTTGAAGTTTGATGTAACATCAATTTCAAGTTCTATAAGCAAAGGTGATATTGTAGATCCTAAATTCATTTTACGATTGAATGTCCTTGAACAACAAGAACTTCCATTCGAATACTCCGTATATGCTTATCCGATAAGTCAAAGTTGGGAAATGGGAGACGGAAGATATGCTGAGGCAGGATCTCAATTGGGTGCAAGTTGGAATTACAGAAACGTTGCTGGTGGACAAAAATGGCACAATTTGAGTCCTAAACAGACAATTGGCGACTATCTGACAGATGAGGCTTATAAAGAAGATGCATTTAGTAATGGCGGTGGAACTTGGTATTATTCTATTCCAAACACATTTGTTGCTCCAACTTCTAGCGTTGCTACTCCGTTTTTTGACATTGAATCATCTGTACCAACTTTTGATCAACAATACTCATCAAGTCTAGCATCAAATTTATCATCTAGTTTCAACAGTATCTTGTCATCAAGTCTAAACTCAGTGTTGTCACAGTCGCTGGCTTCACAACAAACTGCGGATGAAGCTTACGCACTATTGACATCTATTGCGGATCCTACTTATCAAAACACTTCTAGTAGCATTGCTGATTATCTTTCTACGATCAATCAAACCGCATCACTTGCATGTAATTCTTGTTCACTATATCAGTACGAATATAGTTCAAGCACATTTTTTGTGAATCACTTGAGTTCAAGTATTCAAACTATTATTCACGATTCTTCTTCTGCCGCTTCATATGCCGATTTGACAGAACAATATTATGTCGAACTATCAAGTAGTTTGCGTACTTTGTCGCCAACCACGTTTAACCAAGTATATTCAATATTGAATCAGTGGTCACAATCCGCTAACTCTGCAAGTTTGTATGCCACAAACGTTAACAATACTTACTTAGGATTTTCTGCAAGTCTTTCAACCGAACTTGGGACCACCGATCCATATTTGATATACGTTAGTCAGAGCATGGCTCCATTGCTTACTTCAAGTTTATTGAATCTTTTGGACGCACAGTTTTCGTCCAGCGCTACAAATTCATTTTCGTCAAGTTTGGTGTATTATATCAACCAACAAATTGATCAAGTTGAAACACAAACATCGGCTAGTGTCGCTAACACACTAACGCAGTCATACGAATCATCTTTTTACACGTCATTGGTATCTGGTAGTTCATTGATCATGTCTCAGAGTTTTTCATATGAGGCATCGGATATTAAAATGGATATCACTCCAATTGTTAAAACTTGGATTGCAGGCGGTATACCAAATGAAGGTATAATTTTGTTGACATCCGAAGAACTTACCGTAAATAGTGCTTCAAACGGATTGTTGGGATTCTATAGCAAAGAGACAAACACCATCTATTCACCTCATATTGATGTTGTATGGGATGACAGTACATTTGTGACATCAAGTCTTGAACCGATTGATGATAGACTTCCGTTTGTCGCTACAATCAAAAATCTCAAAAAAGAATATAAACACAACAGTGTTGTCAGAGTAAATGTTTTTGCCCGTGACAAGTTCCCACTAAAGAATTTTGTCAAATCAACGCAACAAACAGCTTATCTTACCCCTAAATATCTTCCTCAAGAAACGTATTATTCAATCAAAGATACTGAGACAGAAGAGGTCATTATTGATTTTGATATAGGAACAAAGTTGAGTTGTGACTCAAATGGTAACTACTTTATGTTGGATATGACAGGTCTGCCGCAAGAGAGATACTTCAAAATACTCTTGAAAACCGAAATAAATGGTGGCGTGGAAGTGATAGACAACAATACTTATTTCAAAGTGGTTAGATAATGAACGCAACACAAAGTAACTTTGTAAGTACAGGACAGTATAACAACGTATTTGATGAATTTGGCAACTTGATATTAGTTGAAGGATCAGAAAAATACGTCGCCGTAGTATTGTCTGATGAGGTTTTTGAACAATCCTCTGTGTCAAAAATCTATAATATTGACATAGAAGAGTTCAAAGATGTAGCACCAGTCCAAAATCCTAGAATTTCTTCATTGGAGTCTGAAAAAGCAGTGTTAAAAAAGAAAATCTCCGATCTAACGTTGCAGTTGTCTAAAGTAAATCCTTCGGAAAAAGAAGCAATTATAAATGCCAGCAAAGATATTATCATATCACTGAGAATAAAGGCCGGTGAAGGAAATACGCCGGAAGATTTTAATACATCATTTCCATATCTCTCACTGTATTCAAATGATGCTAAAAAATCAGACGCATCTGGTATCAATTCACCGCCCACACAACAATCAAACGGCGGATCTGGCACATCAACATCCTCTACGTCAACCACGGTAGAACAGACGACCGAAGTATCAAATACCGAATCAACATCGATCACATCGAATTTAGCGGTCGGTGACGCATGTCCAAAACAGCTTGATATTCAATTGGTGCCACCTACAAATTACAAAGTTCAAGGACCGATACCGGTTCTTCCTACTCAGGTGTCAAATATCACGATTCAGCCTGCTGTACAGTCTATTCCACAACCAATACATAAAGTTGCGGTTCAAGCAGTTGTTCCTGTTGTAACGGATGCATGCGTTGAAAAGTTTTATGCTTATGGAAAGTACAATGGCGTGTGGGAATCTCTTGGTTTGCCAACGAGTCCTCTAATATCAACTTATGGTGTTTACAGTCCAAATGTAACAGAGTCTTATTCACAAGAATCATCTGATACACTTACTTATCAAGTTTATTTGTCAGAACCCGGTGATTATAATCTCAAATTCTCCGCTGATAACTCTGGTTATATGGAAATTGATGGTGTGCGTATGATTGATTTGAGCAATGTTACAAGTCAATCTCCATATAACACACAGGTACAAGCATATCTTGATGATCACGCTGTTGTCAAAAATCTAACATCGGGATGGAAAACCGTCAACTTGTTTTATAAAAACTGGGGTGGACCACATTCTGTTGCCGCATCAATCAGTTACAAGGGAAGATTGATTTGGACATCCAGAATGGCATACAACGCAAAAGATTATTCGGAGTGTAAAGGAGACGCAATAGTGTCACCTAAGTTTCCTTGCAGTAATCCATCGTCGATTAAAGTGTATTCATTTGATGGTCCTGTCGATGCAACTCTCAGAATTACTATCAAAGGAAAAACGGTGTCGTATAGTAATGAGGCAAATCGTGGTAGACTTACAAAAGTATCAACCTTCTTCAACGATGGGTTGGATACAATTGAACCGTTGTTGAAACTACAGAACATGAATGGCAGAGGATCTGTTAATATATTCCAACAGCCATCTTTGTCTAATGACTATACCGCAATCATAGACATTAACGATCCTCAAGGCGGAGAAGGAAAATACAAGTTTGATCTATATCAGATTCGTTGTCCATCCACATCCGAACCTTTGATATTGGTTGACAGCAAGGAAACTGCACAAAATGTAAGACCTAAGCAGTTATCCGAATCAGCTGGAGGAGGATGTCCAGCTGTATGGCAGTTGATGGAAACTAAAGAACTTGGAGTGGTTGAAGCTAGACACATTACAGTCGGTATGCACTTAAAAGACTCCGTTCCGGGTCAATGGAACAGAGTTAATGTCGCTTATATTGATGTGGCACCTATTTATAGAATAGACATCGGTGGACAGGTATTTGATGTTGATCACTCTCACAAATGGTATATAGGACAAGATCGTTGGATCAAAGTCACTGATATTAAACCGGGAGACTGTGTGGAAAACACTGACGGAATCAAGGTGAGAGTCAACAGCGTCGAATACTTGAGACACGATCAATACATGCACATGAATGTAGACAATGAGAGATATGTGATGGGAACCAACATTATTGGTCACAACGCAGATCGTTTCAATGCAAGAAAATTCTAAATTATGTCGCTACCATTTCCAACAGTAACAGATTATACAGACAAGGTAAACTATGCTTCATATTTTACCACCGATATTTCATCTCTGATGAAGAAGGGTCCGTCGCAAGAAAAATTTTTCGGATCACAACAAGATGATTATATTGAGCTTTCCATTTTTGATTCCGACGACAACTTGAACATTTGGAAACCAATTGTTCAACCACCTGTTTATCAAACTCGGAACATTGAATACCAAGATATCCAAAACAATACGATTAAAGTCTCATACGACGAGTTTATTCCTTCGTTTGTTTTGTATGACAATACCAAAATTCTATTGGATCCAAAATCCGATTTGGAAAATCTAGGCGTAACAAATGGAAGTTACAAACTGATTTATTCTTTTCAATCAAACATCATCGGGTCATATGACAAACAATGTTTGTTGGTAAAACAAATATCACCTTCACGCAGAGAAATCAAAGCTATTTTGCTTTTGGACAAGGAGAACTTTACAGAGGCAGATAAAAGAGAATTTCAAAGTGAGTTCGATTGTTTTGTGGAATCAAAAATCGAAGCACGTGATATTTTGCCTGATTTCGAGTATTACTTGAAACAAACATATCTGTTGAACTTTGTAAATTTGGCAGACGATACAATCAAATCGGCTTTTAGCAGAGCATATGCAATCAATGGATCTGATGGGTTGTTGAAAATTCTCAACGAGATTTACAACGGATATCAATTGATTGCTACTAACGCAAATGGCGTTCAACAAAATCAAAATTTCATTGGTATTGTTCAATATGTGATGTTGATGTTGTATGAAAACTACAATAACTGTTTCACATACGATCAATATTCAAAAATTCTTGAAAACATTGTAAATGAGACAATATCTTTGAAGTTGAAATCAATTCATGATCTCAACAACACAGATACGGAAATTTGTAAAACATATCTTTACAACATTTTCAACGGACAAATTCAATCTTATTTGACATCTGTCAACAACGATTACAAATCGAAGTATGTTGGGCCATTGAAGAACTCTATAAACTTTGGAGACAATCAGTTTGTCAAGATTCTCTCCACCAAAAAGTTTTCAGACGGAAGTTTGGTAATCAAATTACAGTCACCTTTACCAACCACGTTTGGTATCAATAGTACATTTTGGCTAACAAATACCGCATTGAATCCGGTGGTTCAAAACGTTGTATTGGTTAACTTGCCAAAATATGATACATTTGAAATCAAACCTCCTAACTTCAATCTGAAGGTTAATGATAAAAGAACGTCTACGACTATCACGTTGAATGATGCTTCCGACATGGACGATGCGTCAAACACGGAATTGATTCTAAAACAGAGATTTTCTTCTATAAACGTTGACTATTCAAAGTTTGAAAATTTCGTTGTGTATTCTTCTGCAAAAACTCGTATTACAATTTACAAGAACAAGTTAAAGCAGATTGAAATCAAACAATCTTCAATTTCTCAAATTGAATCTCTCACCTATTCTGACGCATACACTGTAGCAAAACTAAAGAGTTTGAGTGATGAAATTGACACTATAAAGTTGTCATTCGATGGGTTTGAATACTACATGTGGACAAATCAATACTACAATAGTTTTGATAGATTTCCAAAGTCATATGAAGATGAAGCGGCTGAATACGATACAAATAATCGTGACAGCTTAATAAACAATCTTCCCGAGTATCTTTTGGTTGATACAAGAAACGATGATTTCATCATTTTCTTGTCAATGATTGGTCATCACTTTGATAACATCTACATCTACATAGATAAGTTTCCGATGTTGAGTTACAATGCTGGCGGACTTGAAAACAGTATTCCAAATAGAGTTTTGGATGGTATGTTGTCATCTTTTGGTTGGTCGATGCAATCTTTGGTGAACGACACGTCGTTGTCTGCCAACTATATCAAAGGTGCAAACACATCGTCTATCTCAGACAAGGCTAATACAATTAACAATCGTATTCTAAACACTCTTCCTGCGATCTTAAAATCCAAAGGAACAATAGAATCTGTTAAGTTATTGTTGTCATGTTACGGCGTACCAGATAATCTTCTTAGTGTTCGTGAATTCGGATCATACTCCGATGTATCGCAATCTCTATATACGTTCGATAAGTTGGAATACCTATTGTCTTACAACCCAACATCTTATGTCGAGTTGCCATACGATTCATCTATCAATACGATTGAATTTAAAGTGGCGTTCAGTAATTTGTACAGTAAGAATTACAACCTCAATGATGAAGTTGATTTGTTGAAGAAGTATTCTAACAACACAACTCTTGACTACAGAGTATATGCTTACAAAACGTCATTGAATAACAATGGTCGAATCGTATTTCAGTTGAATGACCAGAAGATAGAATCAAGAACGTTGCCGATTTTTGATGGAGGTGTTTATAGCGTAATGATACGTAAAAACAATCCCTCTTCACTCTACAGTTCTAGTGCAAATACCGATTTGATTCCTGCACAATATGATGTGGTAGTGGATGTGACAGAAGAAGGTCAGACACGATTGTATTCGAAAACATCACGTACACTTGACTACGCTTACAATGCGTCGTTCTCAAATGATACGTCTTCATCGTTGAAACTAGGATCCGGCAATTTCAGTGGATCGATTGACAAAATCAATTTGTGGACGGTGCCTATCACGGATAACAATTTCATCGAACACTCTAACAATTTTGAATCGTATTATCAAGATGATTATGAAAACATCAGAAGTGAATTGTTTTTCAGATTGTCTTACAGTTATCCACGTGCTTTAAACACAAGTCATGAGGTTTTCACATACGACTCCAAAACTGCTGATTTATACAATATTCCTACCGTAGTCACCGATGCTGATACCACGACGGATAGTGTTTCTAGCAATCCGGATTTGTATCAGGCTACTCTTGATGCACGAAAGAGCTATGGTGGTCAATACGATACAAGTTCATTGTATCCATATTCAAATGTTTGCGTTGGAGATACTCCATCGACATTTCCTTACAACTTCATTGAGTACAACGTAAATCAAGCATATAGACTCTCAAACTTTGGTCCAAATCTATTGTGGAATAACAAAATTTCTGTAAAAGACAGACCAGATGTAACAGCGATTACGCCGTTCCAAAAATCTACTCCTCTTGACAAAAATATCGATTCAAACTTGATTGGTATATTTGCTTCGCCTACATCAAACAAAAACACAGAAATACTGAAGTTTTTTGGTGACCGAAATGTTATAGATGATTTGGGAGATCCTCGATTGGAATTCTCACAAAGTTACTCTCCGTTGGATCAGTACAGAACCGTGTACTATTCATCTGGAACACCTGCTTATAGCGGTCGTGTTTTGTACCAAGAATTTATCACGGTATATAAACTCTATTTTGATTCAAGTATCTTTGAATCCATCCGAAATGTTGTCGCTGCAAGAAACAAACTTTTGACTGGTATTTTGGTTGAACAGACCATTCTCGAAAGAACCAAGTTTCCTACTAAACCAGTTAATGCGGAGGTCATTTTGGTTGAGGTTGATTATGGAAATGTAGCTGAAAATCAATCTGCCGAAAACATCATTGTGTGGAGCAATGACAATATTCAGGATTTTGATACCGAGGGTACTTTTGGAGCCATATCTGAAAAACCTGCTGTTCAGGCTAATCCTACATTTGTCACCAACATATTAAACAACAATTTTGGTGGATCTTATATCAGTGATATCAGCACCGAACAAGAGCTATATTTGTGTGGAATACCAGATGGATCTGGCAAATACATAACGTATCTGGATCTCAACATCAGTGGATCAAACGTATACTTGAGATCGGTACCACATTATATTTGGAGCGTTTCATACAGTGCGTCCATCGAAAGTTACGATGTTGATGAAAAGGTACACAGTTACTATAAAACATTCGAAAGAATAGTAGCCACACCAAGTTCTTCGCTCTATACCGATCCGAACATTGTAGGTACTCCACATTCTGGTTGTACCAAAAATTATCTGGGTCATAGACCAAACGTTTTTAGTTCCAATACCTACAAGGTTTGGGCAAATGATGGATTGAGTTATGGATTCTTTAACAGAAACAGTCAGACATCAACTTATACCGTCGATAAATGTGGTGAAACCGATCAAACAAGTCCAATTCAAAGCACGATTGTGACCAACACTTCTGTGGTCACTAACAACAGTGGTGTTTTGACTGTAAACTAAGAAAAAATAAATAAAAAAGACATACCAATCTATACTTATAGACAAGATATATGGCATACATCGATAATAAAACTGTGACCGTAGACGCGGTTCTCACAAAACGAGGACGTGAATTACTAGCACAAACGGGAAATCTCAATATAACATCATTTGCGTTGTCCGACGATGAGGTTGATTATGAGCTTTACAACCCTAACCATCCACAAGGAAGTGCGTATTATGACATTGCCATTCGTAATACTCCCGTGTTTCAACCATTGTCAGATGAAACACAAGGGTTGAAATACAAGTTGCTCACACTTGCACAAGGAGTAACAGCAATTCCTGTCATTAGTTTGTCTTTGGCATCAATTGATACTCAAAAAGACAACAAGTCTGATTTTATTATTTCTCCAAGTACAAATCCTGCTTACAATCTCACATTGGGATACACGGCAATTCTTGGAAACAAAAAGGTGGGAACATTGATCGTAGATCAGACAAATTCTATCAACAGTGCGTCGAGTACAGTTCCATCGTTTGCAAGTGATTTGATTAGTACCACCTCACAAGTTGTAGTTGGTACAAGATTTAGATTTGTTCCTAACTCATCGTTGACATCCACAACATCAACAACAATAACTGTTGTTGGTAACGAGAGCGGTGGTTCGGTCACTATTCCAGTAACAGTAAGAATTTCTTAATCGTATGATTTATAAAGCATTTGAACAGGCCGATATTGTTGCAGGCAGAGCAGTAAAAGTATCCACTGGATTTTTTGAGGGTGGAACTCTATTTGCATCACAGTCATTATTTGCCACAAGCAGCAATCAAGCTACTATATCTGGTTCAAATAGATATGATGCATATAATGGTTATTACTATTTGGACGTGTTTCCTACCGTAAATCAAACATCTTCTGCCGACCAAATTTTTAGTATAACATACGGAAACACCGATGGATATGGTACAAGTTACGACGAGTATACAAATGTACAAATACATCCTACTCAAGCTGTTTTCCGTCAATATATCAACGCACTAAACAACGGTGAGAATTTTTCTGTAAAGAGTCAGACAAGCAATGGTGGAACAATAACATCGGTTGCTCTTTCACAAGATTTTGTTGCACTATCTTTCAACTCACAAAAAGTAAAAGATACAATTGATCCGGGACAATTCCAAATGACAGTCACGAATGGACCATATTGTTGGAAGATTATTGATGATTCTTCACTTAATAGTGGATCATCATCCGATGTATATAATTTGATTCTGGGTGAATATAGTTCTACCGGCACTACAAGTTACTGGAAATCTGGCGGAAACGGAGGAGTTACAGGTGCATTGTTGGTTTCAGGAAATCAAGCGTATAATGGAACAATATCAGAAACACAATATTTCCCAAGTGGATTGACCGTATCGGGAAATGCTACGACTGGTGGAATTGGATTGTTTTATCCAAAATCAGGAGTGATTATTTTCAATCCTGATTTCTTGGGATACGTTTCTCAATTCACCTCCTCATTGACTCCATCAATTCCAATCTTGAGTGAGTCATCAAACTATAGAAAAACTGCTCCATCTTCTGGCGATCCTAACAGACCGACCAATCAAGTTGTGTATGATGTGATTCAAGGAAAGGGAGCAAATGCGGATGATCAAATGAGAGTACGTAGATCTGAATACGTTCCTTCACGTCATTATTTTGTACGCATCAAAAACCGTGAGTTTAATTACAGCAACAATCCTACATTTTCTTATCAATCACCAGAAACAGATGCAAACGGAACGTTTCATCAAAAAGGTGACATTAAACAATCGGAGTTTTTGACCGATCCTAAAGTGTATCCTACAACCATAGGTCTATATAATAGCAACAACGAACTGGTTGCGGTTGCAAAATTGAGCCGACCATCTCAAAAAACCTTTACCAACGAACTGTTAATAAAAGTTAGACTCGATTTCTAATTCGATGATCAAGCCTATCCAATCGGATGAAACATTTAACACACCGTTCATATCACAAAAGTCGTGGGACATAACATCCAATGATTCGATATTAACGGTCGAAGATGGTTATTTTGTTAGTAGTAGCAACAACTTTTACGATTCGTCTTCAAGTTATACATACGGATTTCCATTGGAACCACAAAATTCCAACGGAAGTTATAAACGGTTGGTATATAACATAGTAAAAAACACGTATTACAATCCAAACATTGCAAATACGTTTGGTTTGGAGACTTTGGATTCTGATAAAGTAGTTAAAATTCTCCAAAATACATTGGTACGTGTTACAATTCCCAGAATATATTTTGGCGAAAAAATACACCCCGACTCTGTTTTAATAATTGACAGTTCAAAGGACAAAAATTACACCATATATGATGACCAATATGGTAATTTGTATGTCGATGGTACCAACTTTGTTGATTATGCAGACATAACCTCCAGATTGTTTTCTAAGCCAACCGTTTCTTTCACCGGATCGCCTGTTTCTGGATATTCACCTTTGACTGTGGTTTTTTCTCCTACAATTGGTGGAAATGCCACTGAATATCTTTGGGAGTTTGGAGATGGAACTTCACTATTTGCTACCTCTTCTGTTTCTCGTACTCACGTATATTCTTCTCCCGGAACGTATACGGTTAGTTTGACCGCAACTGGTTTTGGCGGATCGACTACTTTTACAAGAAACGCTTACATCAAGGCCAATGTGTATATTCCAGCACCAGTGGTGAGTTTTACTGGAAGTCCATTGAGTGGATACTATCCATTTACCGCATCATTTGTAAACAGCACTGTTGGTGCTAGTGTATATGAGTGGAATTTTGGTGATGGAACTACAAGTTCTCTACAAAATCCAACACACGTATACACTTCAGCTGGAAGTTATGATGTCACCTTGACTGCATACGGAACGGGCGGTGTTACAACATTGACAATCAATTCGTATATAACATCTCTAGCAACACCAGTTCCTACAGTTGATTTCTCTGCCACGTTGGTTACCGGATACGCAGGACTTACACCAATTACATTTACAGGAATAGCATCTGGAATAGGTATAACCGGTTACTCTTGGAATTTCGGCGACTTGACATCAAGTGCAGTTATTTCACCAACACATACCTATTACACGCCTGGTACTTATTCTGTTGAATTCACAGCATCAAACGCTGGTGGAGATGGAACCAGAGTAAGAACAAATTATATCACAATTGTTCCTGTTCCGACTCCTACACCATCTTTTACATACACACCAACTAACGGTGACATCCCGTTGATTGTGACGTTTACAAACACAACAACTTCACCATCAGGTACAGGACCAGTAACTTATTCTTGGAATTTTGGAGACGGAAATACTAGCACTGATGTAAACCCATCACATCATTATAGTTCTTCTGCTGGAGTAAAAACTGTGACGTTGACTGCAACAAATGCTGGAGGGTCTAGTTCTGTATCTCAAGATGTGACATTGTACGATCCTTCTCTGCGATTACAATATAGTCCTAACACACAATTGATGAATTGGGTTGGATCTGATAATACATCTTATACAGGTGTTACTCTTGCAAGTTTTGATACTATTGTGGATCCATCGTTGGTATCGGTAATTCAAATATCAAGTACCTCACAACCAATAACATCGATCAGTAATACAAACTATTACACGCCTCTAAAGACATTGCAGATTCAAAACCAGAATCTACCATCATTGAGTGGTATAGGAATTACCAACTTGGAAAACATTGATATTACCAATAATGATCTTTTGACATCATTGGACATTACCGATCTTCCAAATCTAAAAACAATAGTGTGTAAAGATAACGCTATACTTCCTGGGTCTGTTGATGTATCATTAAAGACATCTTTATTCTGGTTGGACTGTTCTCAAAACCCGTTGATAACAGAAATCGATGTCACGGGAAATACATCTTTGTCGGTAATCAATGCATATCTGAACTCTAGTTTGACACAGATAACAGGTCTTAATACATGTTCAAGTCTGACCCAAATTCAAGCGTGGAATTGTAATTTGAATGGTACATATTTTGATGTATCCGGCTGTCCAAATCTGAAAGGAATACAGGTTAGTGGAAATCCAAATCTATCTACAATAGATGTAACCAACAATCCATTGTTGACATTCTTGTACTGTCAAGACGGAAATATCAGTACAATTGATTTGAGTAACAACACCCTTCTAACCACTCTTGCTGTAAATGGGAATAGTCTTACTTCGTTGGATCTAACAAACAATCCTCTGTTGACGTTTTTGTACGCATATCAAAACACAGGGTTGTCTTCAATCACGGGGTTAAGTTCCTTGACCAGTTTAATTACTCTGGGTGTTTACAACTGCAACATATCTTCTTTGAATCTTACAACACTCACAAACCTTGAAGATTTGAGTTGTGGTGGAACAGCATTAACTTCTGTTAATTTGTCAACTCTTACTAAGTTGAAAACTCTCGCTGTGACAAATTCTATAGGAATAACGGCTTTAAATCTTCCTGCTACTTTGAATTCGTTAAAGACGGTTAATGTAGGAGGATCAAGTCTAACCCAATCAGAAGTCGATAGTTTGTTGGTCAAGGTTAATGCAAACGGAATAACAGGTGGGTCGTTTAATTCCGCAAATACAGGGGTGCCTGGAACAGGAACCAATGCTACACCATCCGCTGTTGGTTTGGCCGCAAAAACATCATTGATTGCGAAAGGATGGTCGGTAGTTACAAACTAATTTTATGAACGGAACAATAGGTGCAACAACATTGTTTGGATATAAAGTGGAAGCTCACGGACGATTTGCGGCAGTGGGAAATCCAAATCCACAACATGCATCTCTAAACGGAACAGGTAGTGTCGAAGTGTATCGGTATGATCCGGCGTTGGGAACATACTCTTATTATGGAATTGCACAATCACGAACAGCAGGCAGTTCAGGTACGGCTGGGACAGGTGGTAGCAGTGCCAATATGATTGCGGATCAATATGGAAAATCATTCGATCTCTACAACAACGTGTTCATCGTGGGAGATTCATTTTTTAGCGGATCATACAACAGTATAACGTATCCATATAAAAGTATGGCCGACGTTTATTTGTTGAACCAAACATCATCATCTCAATCTGTCTTAAACTCTACTCTTCAATTTCCAACCAAAATAAACTCCCCATTGGGTACATCATACAACACGTTTGGAAATTCGGTTTCTATCAATAACAAATACATTGTTGTTGGTGCAAACGGCAGTGGCGACGGAAAAGTTTATGTTTATAGTTACACTACGGGATCAAATTCCGTTTCTGTTTCCGGTCCAGTAACTCAAATAAACGCATCTTTGTCTGGCAGAAATTTTGGAACAATAGTAAGAATTGACAAATCTGGAAGTAATTCGATATTGATTTCAGAGAGTCCTTCTGTTGAAAATCCAAAAGTATATCTTTACGATAGTTCTTCGTCTGGTTGGACACTTACTCACACGTTTACGTCTATCACCGGTTCAAAAAATGTTCCATTTGATGATTTTGAATCATATGGATATGTAAAAAATAGTTACGATGGGTTTGGATCTGACATACAAATCAATGGAGATACAATCGTCATTGGCGCTCCAGATGACGCTAGTTATTATGAGTACAGTGGGTCTTCTACTCAATATGATCGTGGCGCTGCATACATCTATAGCAGAACCGACTGTCCAACAAATTACACAGATCAAAATAACATCTATTTTTCAGGTGGACAAGTATATTGGGATCTTGAACTTAAATACATTGGTGACAAAAACACTATCAAAGGAAATAAACTTGGATGTTCCGTAGATGTGTTTGGAAACAAAATCTTGGTGGGTTGTATTTCATCAAGTAATGACCATGCAACCAAATCGGAAGTGTCTAGTTCAATCAGTCAATCATATGATGATACTGGCATTATATTGGGTCAATTTGAGTTGTTTGAAAAATCGGGATCAATAGTCACCCCAGTGACATATGATTATAAAAAGAAATCGATTGGTTACCCATACATGTCATATGGATACGATGTGGCTATAAGTGAACGTGCTATATTTATTGGTTCTCCGTTTATTGTTTCTGATTTTATATCCAGCAACACTTTTGTGGTATCTCCCGCCGTTTCACAAGCATCTTTATCAAATATTCGTGGTCATGTTTATATTTCTACGCTCGATTCGTTAAGAACCAATTTTCATGCTGGTAACGTGTTCTACAAAAACGGAGAAATTGTATTATCAAATTCCGGTTCACAGTTTGCCAATATGTTTAGGACGGTTGATACGAACGAATACAAGTATGATTTGACCTATAAGAGTACCTACACCATAAACGAACGATCAATAATTTGCACAATCAACCCAGGCGAATTTAACGTAAGTACCAATATTTCTGCTTTGGACGTAACCGCACCCGTGTTTGATTTGCACGGAGATGGTGAATTTGACTTCCGTGATTTGAATTTGATAATGTTGTACATAGTCGATATAAACACACCTGGCACCCCAAGTTTCGCTACGGATGATACAATTTGGGATGATTACGTTATTGAAGATGAAACAGAACGTAGTCTTTTTGAATATTACAAAGACTCATACGATTACGGTAGATACACATTGAAAATTGAATATCAACGTTTCTATGAATCGGTAAGAGCGTTGGAATCAAAGTTTGATTTTGATGGTGATGGAAAAATAACCATTAACGATGCAAAAATACTATGGAAACACTTTGTCAAAAAATTAGACGATACATCGTATTCACGACTAATCAATCCATTGTCTACCAGAAAAAATTTAACTGATGTCGTTGCTTATCTTACTTCTTTGACATCCAAATACGCTACCACGGACGGTGTTCCTACAATCAAAGATGTGTTCTCTGAATACAATTATAGTTCTTCAATGGATGTCACAGGTTCGTATTTGGCACCATATGTGACAACCGTAGGTCTATACTCTGGAGCCGATTT